AAGCTTAGAATCCTCTTCACCTATGCCATACTTGGATAGCCAAGTAATTGATTGCTCGTCTAGTTCGCCACGTCCTCGCTTGATGGAGTAATCAATGATGGTGTGGGCGTCGATGATGCCAGCAAGTTGTTTAGCAATACCAGTCATGGGTGCTAGGCCATTAAGAATATAGAAGGCATTCCTTGCGCTGCTGAGAAGATCGTTAGCGTCTACATTGTTAGACAGGTCTTCTACCATTCTCATGTGAGCAGAGCCGCGAAGAATATCTATTGCCTCACCAGCAAGTCTAGTTTCATTCACCGTCATGTTAATGGAGTTTTTTTCTATTAGCGCTTGAGTGCCTTTAACTACATTATCAAGGTCATATTCCATAACAATGCGACCAAAGTCAGGAAGTGCAGCCAAACCTGCCGAACCCATGTAACTAAATGAAGCGGCTTCACGAAGAACAAACGCAGCCTTCTGGCTCAAAGCATCAGGGTTGCGAATAACTGCACCTGCAATGCGATCATACATGTGCATGTAATCACGGCGCACTTTATTTATATCATCAGTTGAAAAGCCTTTGACTATCATCTCTGATTCTATATCTAACAAAACACCATCAAGGTCTTTTCCAAAAGTTTTTGCGTATTCATAGCGAGGCTCAATGCGAGCAGCGTATGTTTTCATAACTGCAAGCGGGTCAGTCATCATAAACTTAGTTACAAGCTTATTAGGTATATCTATTTTGCGATGCCGAAAGTGCTTAGAGCGTCCGTATCCAAATCCAATGTTATCTATATTAGTTGGGTCTTGCTCGCCAAGAATTGTAGCTATAGTTTTATCTACTCTTTTCTGTATGTTCTCAGGGTCAACAGATAACATGACTTGTTCAAACTCTGCAGTCTTTGCATTCTTCTCATAGATATACGGATTGTTCTGATACCAGTTAAACAGAATGTCAGAGAACTCTTGACGATTGGCTTTGATAGCTGAGTTATCCCAAAAACGAGGGAAGAACATATCTTGATTTTCAGCATTTATCTTTACGTCCTCTAGCGCAAGCTTAGTTGTTCTTTCTTCTGCAATTCTTTCTCCCAGTAAAGACAAGCGATTATCTAACATCATAGCTTCGACTTTACCGCGCCTAGTTGTTTTCAACTTAGCACCTGCCAACCTAGTATTAAGATCAGCAATTTCTGCTTCAAGCTGTTGAATCTTGCGATCAATGCCTTTGCTAGTTCCAATAAGCCCAACGTCTTCAAGTCGTTTCTCAGCATCGCGAAAGTAATTATCAATAATACCAACAGCTTTTGCTTCATTGTCAGTTAAATCAGTTACATTCTTAATTCTTTTTTCACTCACCCTAGTTAACCACCCTCTATAGGTGTCATCACTACGGCTGGCACGTCTTGCCAAATCAGATACGTTAATGTCCAAAGGTGTTATTAAGGCTGCGTTTGTATCAGACGCCCATAACTTAACCATCTTGTCGTGCGCGGCTACCCACTTGCCATTGCTAACTGCACTACGCTGAAAGATTGATTGAGGCGTAGCTCTACCAACTGAGTTCAAGGCTAAAGCAATTCCACTATCACCAAATGATTTTACAAACTTTTCCTTAACTGCTGATGGATACTTAGATTGCAGAGTTCGCTTCATTGGTGTTGACACTGCTTTGTAGAAAATGCTGTCAGTAAAGAATGAAGGTAGTATTTTATATGGGTCTTTTACATCAACGCCTAGAGATTCTAACTCTCTAAATGCTTTCTCATGCCTGTATGCTTTTGCATAATCACGAAACTCTACTACACGTTCACGGAAGTCTTGCTCTTGAGGGCGCCCAGCATATGAGTTTGCTTCCATTTCTGTTTCTGCTGCTTGTTGCTCAAACGTTTCAATAGTTATATTCAAGTCTTCATCGCTAACTAAACCAAATTCTCGTTCTGCACGAGGAGCAACATTTTGTATTTCTTGTTGAGTTAAGCCTTCTAAGTTTTCAATGCGACTAAGCATATCAAACTCTTCTTTTAAAACTCTTTGCGTATTATTATGCGCACGAGCCTTAGCTGTCATAGGGGCGCTAAAGGCAGCACCAATACCAGCACCAAACAAAGCACCAGTTACAACATTCATTGCGCTTTCTTCAGCAGTTTGAAGTGCATCAAATGGTTGTCTTAAACCTAGCTCCATTCCTGTCTCAAGTGCAGCAACCCCAACACCAACACGAAGTGCTGATTTGCCCACTCCAACAACAGGGCCACCAAGAGGAAGAGCAACTAAATTAACAGGATCAAAAACCCCTGCAAGTAACTGAGCGCCTATTGTAGAGTCAGTAAGCACTTGCCTTCTTGCTTGGCTTTCATCAATAGCACGCTTCATACTTGCCATATGATCTGGACTAACAGCACGAGCTAATGTCCCTGCATAAATAGCGTAGTCGCCTAAGTCTTTCATTGCATTATATCCAGCTTCTTTCTGGATGCCGTGTTTAAATGTCTGACCTACCGTTTCAAATAAAGGATCAAGGCTATAACCAACAGATGCAGATACAGTCCCCCCAAAGGAAGGACGGCTACTAACAATATCCCTTTGGAAATATACTGGACTGTATTCATTAGCCATTAGTTAAGCTCCATTATAGGGCCATTTTGTCTAAAAGGATCAACGCTAAAACCAAACAAACCGCCGCCACCAGATATTACAGACGCACCTCCAAGAGATGAGCTAGGGTATTGTGTAGGTGCATTAAACTTTAACTGCCCAGAAATTATCGCTTGAGATTCTTCCCTAGCTTTACGGGAGCTTACCATCTGTAAGAACTTCTCGTCTTGGTTGCTAATAATTAAAGGCGCTGGAACACTTTCAACTTTTCCATCAATGCCAGCAACATCAACCATAGTGTTAATCTGCCTGTAACCGCCCTGCTCAGGGGTAGTTCTTCTAAATACTGCGTACTGAACTAATCCTTGCGTTGGAACCCCAACAGGTTTTAGAAAGATATTACCTGATAATGGAACTCTACCTGCGGCAATAGCAGAAGCCGTAAACTCAATTGCTCCAACATCACCACCAAACTCTGGTCTTTCTGCATCAGGCTCGGCTTCTGTTACCATTCCAATAATGTATTCCTGAAGCAAGTCTTCATTTCTTGGGGCAGCATAAGATAAAGGTGCTGATGTTCTAAGAGCGCCATTAGGCCCAATTACAATGCCACCACCACTAGGGTATTTAGATTCTATCTGTCGCTCTAAAGTATCTGTTAATGCTGATTTATTAAGTCCACCAAGCTGGGAAATCCCTATAAGGTCTAGAGTAGCAGCTTTCATTGCGTCTAAGGCTTGCAGAGGCGCTTCCTTAATGCCATCTAGCTGAGAAACGTATTCTGACAGCGAAGAGCCAAGGAAAGCCTTTACACGCTCTTTATATGCAGGGTTACTTTCAAACTCAGACTTAGCTTTAAATGCCCTTGCAAGAAACTCTGGATCAGAACCCATACCACCCCTAGCGGAAGCGGCTAGATAATCAAGCATTGCAACTTGATCTTCACCTAATGATTGCATCATAACGGATCGCATACTTGTTCCGCCGTACTCATAGTCTCTAAAGTTTGTATAGTGAGATAAAAGAGCGTTAGGACTCCCACCTAAGAAATTACCATTAGCAAAAGAAGACAGTGACTCATGCAAAGATTGAGGCATTACAGATAAACTACCAGTAGCATTTAGTATTGCTTGGCCTTGCTCTGTTTGCATTAGCTCTGGATCAGACCAAAGTGAAGAAAGCAAAACACCTTGCGGTAACTGAGATTGCAAAGCTTTTTCTACAAGCTTACGATCAGTTGCGCTTTCTGGATTACCTTGACCTTGCTCAATACGTTTGAGGTTTCTATATTCCTCAGCACGTTTTGTTGCTAGATTTCTGCGCTTTGTTGCAAAAGAGGCATTCGTATTAAAGTGGGTTCTAACCTCGCCTTCACGCCCAGATTTTGCTGCATATTGTCGAGCAGCATTAAGTAAAGCAATTTGATCTGGCCTTAAATTATCAGTAGCTTTTCCACCAGCAAGATATGTAGCTGCATTTGTTGCGCTTTCTTCTGATGGGTTCGTCTCAAAGTATTCGCTTACTTTTGCTTGCGCTGCAGCAAATTGTATTTCTTTAGAGTATGAATCTGCTAAAGCTGGATCAAGATTTTTTATCTTAGAAATTCCTGCAGTTATAGATTGGACTTGCTTTCCTACGGACTCACCACGCTCTCCATTAAGATTGCTAATTTGAAATTCAAAAGTTTTAGCTTGGGATGCAGCACCAGCTTGATTGTTGCTATCAATATACTTTGCAGTAGAATCTCTGTAAGAGCCAATGAAAGGCAGGAAGTCATCTAGAATTTTAGGATCAACTTTAGAATCAAGACTGATTAATGCTTGTAGTGACTGCTGTGAGCTTTCTGGAGCAAGCAAAGGATTTCTATCAAAGATAGCTTTCTCAAGCTGATTAGTTTCTTTCCTTGACAACCCATTAACGGCGCGAAGCATTAAGCCTTCAACTGTGCCAGCCAAAACATCATCACGCCTTTTGAGCGTTACCTTAGATAAATCTGACTTGCCATCTCGTAGTGCATTCCGCGCAGCGTTGGTGTACTGATTGTAACTTGCTATACGAAGAGCCGCAATGGTTGCTGGTGATACTCTAGTATCCATTGCTCCTTCTACTGCAAAAGAAGTAGAGGCAATCATATTTTCTTGCATATCAAATACGCTCATTGCTTCAGCAGCTTCTAGCTGTCGAACTTCTTGAGTCTGTATTACATTAGCTCTTTGCACTGCGTCAGAAAGCAATCCATCAGAAAACTTTTCTAGTTGAGAAAGAGCACTATAGTTAGAACCCATTTCTCTCATAGCGTCTGCTACATAAGAAAACTCTTTTGGCACTAATCCAGCGTTCTGAATGCCGACTGCTTGTTGCAAGAGTTGTAAGGTTTCAGGATCATTGGTTTGGTTTGTAGCGAATCGAATAAGGCCACGAGTAACTGCAAGCTGTTTGCCTTCACTCATACTAGACAAAGCACTGCTATCAAATAATCCAGAGTTAACACCATCATCAACAGTGTTTCCAACTTGCTGAATAAGTGCATTAGTTTGTGTTCGCCCTTCAAGCTCAGACGGACCTATTTGTGCTATTAAAGCCTCAATGGTTTCATAGCCATTTTCTACGGCTAGAGCTTGTGATGTAGCCGCCGCTGTTCTTTCTCTGCGGATTTGTGCAGCCGCAAGATTTGTTTTTGTAGCGTTGAGGTAAGTTGTTCCAACATCCTGAATGTAAGTTTTAAAAGAACCTTCAGCCTCATTTGACATTGCTGCCATATAGTCTGACATTTCTGTTTCATACAAAGAAACGCCATTAGGGTTATTCTCATACTTTACAGAAAGTTCTTTAGCTTTGTTTTGTATTTCATCATCATACGATTGTTGAAACCTACGCATAACAACACGTTGATACGCTTCAGTCGCAGTTCTGCCAAAGCCCTCTGGTGCTACAAATGCTTCTGGCTTCCCAGTTCTAGGATCAATTGTAATTACCTGCTCGCGAGTAACAGCCGCTCCTGCTTCTGTCCCTGTCTTCTCAGCCTCAACAGCAGCCATCTTAAAGAAATCACCTGCAAGCTGATTAGCGCTATTGGATATTGCCTCGCCAATAATTCGACCGCCCTCAGATGCGCGAGCAACCCCAACAGGGCCAATCTTAAATTGTCTTTGCTCTCTGATTACAGCCATTTTAACACCTTAACCCTTAGTTTCATTGTAGGAACTTATTCCATTTACTACCGTGGTAAATGCACCAATATCTGCAGCAACCTTTCTAGCTCGGCCTTCTATGCGAGTTGCAGCCGCTTGTTGCTGTAGCTTCATTCCTTGAGCCATGCCCATAAAGTCAGAGCGAGCTGTATCATCAGTGGCAATTTGCTTTTGCCTATCAAGAAATGCCCCAACACTTCTATCAGCGCCGCCAATGTCACGACCCATTGCGGCAAAAGAAGCAATGTTAGCAGACAGGTTAGACCTGTATTGCTCCATTCTGTCATTGCTACGCTGCTTTGCTTCTGTGTCACTAATCTTTTTCTGCGTCTCAATGTTGTAAGCATTTAAGTAAGCAGATTTTTGCTGCGCTTTACCAGCGGACCTTTGATAAGAAGCCCCAACCAGTGCTAGAATAAGTCCTCCTTCTGCCGACATTAGACTACTAACTCCACTATTAGTCCATTAACCTGCATTGCTAATGGATCATTTTGTTCAATTGTTACTTTAGGATCGCGGCTATAACCAAGAACTCTAAATTCTTTTTTGCCAGTAAACTCAGTTTCAGTAACAAGATTATGCCCGTTTATCTTCAGAGATCGTGTTTGCTTTAAGTCGAGAACTACATTGGCAATTCCGCGAACTTCACCAGTAGCAGGGCCACTACCCATGTTAGCATCAATTGGGTTTGTAATAATCTTAGCAGTAAACTTCTTACCAACATAAGCGTGAGTAAAGCCTAGCCCAGAGTAAAGAGTTAAGTCTACGTCATCACCAGAATCTACAGTAAAAGAGCCAAGATGAGACTGACCAGTACCGTCAGTAACTACAACATCAACAGTATCACCGCTTGAGTACACTGAGCTTACATCAACTTTATTTGCAGTAATCGCTCCATACACATAGAAGTCTAAACCAATTTCACCAGAGAACTCACATAACTGCAACTTGCCAGCAGAGTTATAGACATTGGCAAACAATCTATCTTCGATAGCTACAGTAGAACCAAAGTCTCCATTCGTAGTTACTCTAGTCCATGAAGCTTTCTTCTCAGCCCTATTAGATGAAAACAAAGTTATCTCTCCATTGCCACTTGTTAATGCAGCATAGGAATCAGGAAAGCCAAATCCACTATGAACAACAGACAAATACTTAGGGCTATTTATTAAGTGCGAAGAAATCGTAGAAACGGCAGTGGACGTATAAGCTTCCTCACTGTCTGTAAAAAGAAACTCTCTGACAATCTTACCATTGCGCTGAGCAAAGATTGTTGCGCCATCAATAGGCATAGGTTCAATATGCTCACACCCGTATGGTGTTTGCTTTCTGATCTGTACGTTTGTTGGCGTAATGGCTTGATTGAGGTAAGTAGGAACATACAGTTCACTAGATGCAGTAAAGATTTGAAGGTCTCGGTTAGAGACTAGATACCTTATTTCGTTCACATCTCCTGTAGCTGCAACTAAAGAAATAGCATCATCATCAGCAGCATCACCTACATCAAAATTAAAGAACCTACCTATTTTGCTCATCCAGACATTATCGGGCTGTGCTATTGATCCACCAAAGACTAACCGATTCTGATGGAACTCAACCGCAGCAGGATAACCTCTTTTTGCTGAAAGAGCTTGCTCATCCCATTGGGTAATTGCAGCATGAGTTGTAATTGTAACCTGACCTCCACCATCTACTGCGCTGGAAGCCGCGCCGCCAGCGGTAAAAGTGTAAGTATTCTCATCGATTATACCAGATACAGTTCTCGCACCATTTAAATTGCCAGTATTAATGCCACCAGTAGCACTAGCCCCAGCTATTACAATTGCTTCACTGCCAGAATAACCGTGATTGATTTGAGTTACTTCAACAGTCGTACTGCCATCTATAGTCCTAAACGGATTTAAAACTGCAAGCCTAATAGAAAGCTCATCAATAATATCACCAGTGGCCTGAGTGGCAGACTGAACGCTTGTAATTAATATTTCGTTCTGATCGTATCTAACAATAGTCCCAATGTGAAGAGAACTAGGATAGTTCCCGCCTGATATGCCACCAGTAAGATCCCAATAATTAGCGCTTGTTGTTAGAGTTGCGCCAGTACCGCTTGTTTTTGAGGGATCAAGAGTAGTGCCATGAGATTGAAACTGTGCGTATGGCTGAAAGGTAGAGCTATTATCTGCTCGCTTATCAAAAGCAAAAGTGCTTATTTCAAACGCAGTAAGGCTAGTTCTAGTTAACATCCGTGGAGCAAAAAGTGGGTGGCATATAAACTTAACGTCACCATACTGAGCCGTTGTATATTCTTGCAAATATTGCTGATCAAAGGGAAGGGCGGCACTGCTTGTATCTGTTGTTAGTGTAGCAACTAAACTGGTGGTGCCATCTTCTACTCTGAAGCAACGAACCTTTTGGTGCTCAATAGAAATTATATATTCTTCATTCTCATCAAACACAAAAGGAAACAAATGAGACTGCTCTGGGTTTGAAGCGCTGTAAGTAATACCGTAGTCATAAACGAACTTTAACCCCGTTCTTTTCTTAACGGAGCCTTCAGTCATAACAACCATGTTTTCTAAACGTTCAGCCGAAGCTGCGTAGATCGGCGTATCAGTTCTCATCCCAAGGGAGTCACTGATTTCACCAAACTGAAAGCTGCTAATGGGAACTCGTACTCTTTGCATTAGCTGCGCCTTTCAGCAATAAACCTCGATGTATTTAGCTTGCGAGTTGTCTGCTGCTGAGAGTGCAGCCGCCGAGCTTGTACCATTTGAAAGTTAGCCTTTTGCTCCATTAACGAAGCAAGTTGTGAATCTCTTGCTACAGATACAGCAAGAACACCAGCCATCATATATTGAACGGCCGTGAGAAAGTATGGAGGCCAAGTGGATTCATCAGCACGAAATACAAAATCAGCTATAACAGTATCGGTAGCCGTTGCATTGCAGAAAGCTTTAGTTCCATAGAGGTCATATTTTATATTCTGCTCGTTGACTGTAATAGCACTAAGCATAATGTAGTCTGCTGGTAATTGATAAGCAGCATCCCATCTTCCTGTAGGCGCTTCAGTTAAACGATTAAGAACAGCTTGATCAGTTGCAAATCTCCAACGTGAATTGGTTAAAGCAGACCTAGCCATATCTTCATACATAGCAGAGCTTACTGTTGCTTCAGCAGTGCCATCCTCAAAAGATTGAATCGCGTCACCTCCAATTAAGAGAGATGCGCGAGAGCATACTTTGATCGGTGTGTTTGCTATATCTGGCATGTTGGTATGGGGGCCGAAGCCCCCAATCCTTCTTAGTCGCCGTCTGTTTCAACGACAGCAGTGCCGTCTGAAACATCGACTACAGTGCCAGTGTTTGACAGAACATTGACAAAATTGGTTGTTGGTACGTTCGTATCACAAACAATAACAAGGTCACGAACAGCCAGCATATTTGCTGCGCTATTAAAATAACCTTCTGTGTTTACAGTCGCAATTGCGTCTGCGGTTGTGTACATCCACAAACTCCCGTTTGAGTCACCACCAATTCGAGCCAGTCCACTTGCTGCATAAGCCATTGATCAGTCTCCTTAGTTGTTATCAAGAACTTCGTAGACACCAGTGGCGTCGATAACAATCGCGCCCATAGACATCATAGAAGTTGCAAGGTGTGAGACTTTTTCAGCAACGTAATTGACCTCAGTCTGAACATCAGCATTGATGCCAAGACCGATAGCTGAAGTGTGGTAAGCAAAGTTTTTGCCACCAGCTACAGCAGAGGTCGAGAATACTTTAAAGCCTAAGAACTCTTTCATTGTCATGCCACCTGCAAACGGCAGGTTTTGTGGCCCAACAAAGTCAGAAGATGCAAACTCATTGATTGCATACAGATCTGCAAATCCCTTTGGAGACATAGCTAGATAACGCTGTCCGTCTTCTGGAACATCTGCAGTACCCATTGTTTCAAACAATGAGAGCAAGTCAGCTTTTTCAAGAGCAGAACCTGTATCATGGATTTGAGTGCCACTAGCACCTGCATCCATTGCAGTAACCAAGATTTCATCAGTCTTACGACCAAGTGCAGCAGCAGCAGATTGCGCTACAGCTTGACGCTCGTTGATGTTGATCTTCAGTTCATCTAGCTTATCAATGTACTCTGGTGCATAGAAGTCAGCCATTGTAGCTTCTACATTAGTGTGCGCCAGTTCCATTGGAGTGACATTACCATTGCGCGACTTAGTTGTTGCAACGCCTTTTCCAATTACTTGGAAGCGAGCAACAGACCCAGCGACATTGGTAGTACGAACAGTATTGCGAAGCTTAGAACCCATGCGCTGATATGCCATGTGAACTTCAGTCTCAAACTGTTTGATAAAGGCTTGGTCAATTGTATTGGCCATTTATACAGTCCCTATTGAGGTTAAAGTTAGCAACGGGTGTCCGCTCTCTCACGTCTGCAAGGGTATCCTTTCGGGCCTTTCAGTGCATTACGGGCCGTAATGAATCATCGTAAACATTGTTTTGTTTTGGATTGCAACGCACAAATTCAACATATTTGTTACCACCACTCTCAGTAACACCAATAGCCTCGAACCCTAACCAGCTTGACCAGTCCAGCATAAACTCATGATCCGCTAGGATTGTCATCCTCATATGCGTTTGAGTCTTGTCAAAAAAGTTTACCATCATACGCGATCCACGCGCCATTGCGATAAAGTTTTCCTTAATCTCACCAGAGAACATAGCAAACATTTGAGGAAAGTCCTGATCATCAGAGTGCCAAAGTCCACCAACAGCTAGGAAATTACCGTTTCCTTTTCTAGCTATGTAGCATTCAGAAGACTTTTGCATTTCTTCAATTGCCTTGCGAACAGATAAATATCCTAGAAGCTTTAACTCTCTTCTATTTTCTGGGCTAAGCTTATCTACTACTTCATCTATATGATCTAAGGTAAAAGGGGTCAGGTAACACTGGCCCCTTTGAATGATCTTAACTTCCCTTGTAGATTTGCTGGTAGCCTTTTGTGACTTCATTGATAAAATGCGGGTCGCGCTCTTTCCAGTATCTAGGGTCATTCATCATCTCCCGAAGTTGTTGTTCGCTTGCACCAGCAGTAGCTTGAGTATTGTTGGCAAAAGAACCGTCCTTCATTGCCTCCATTATTGACTCTAGTGCAATGATACCTTCATGGCTTTCGCACATGCGTTCAATTGCTGGGAGCGCATCTTCAGGAAAGAACTTATTTGCAAACAGTGAAGCAGCTTGAATGCGATCATTAGCATTATCACCTAGTTTTGCTGACTCAGCTTCTATATCTGGCTCACTTCCAGAAATGGCTTGAGCGTACATCTCTATGCCCTTTTGAAACTCTTCTTGACCGTATCCGTTTTCAAACGCATGTTCAGACCACCACTGTAATAACTCACTATCAACAGCAGATTCTTCGTCAATAATGTCAGGCAGTTGATAATCACCAGCAGTTTCAGGGCGATCACCAAAGGCTTCGGCTTGAATTTCTTCTAGTAGCTTTCCCCGAATATCTTCTTCTTTACCGCCCAACTTTGACTCAAGCTCTTTATATGCTTTAGCTAAATCTTCGCCAGTATTGTATTTCTCAGGTAGCCACTCTGGTCTTTCGGGTTGAGTATCTTCAGCAACTACAAAATCACGAGGCTCTGCTGCAGCAGGCTCAGTGCTTTCTGATTCCATTACGCTCATTTGTTCTTACTCCTGTGTGAATGCGCTATTCTCTGCTCAATAAGGCCAACGATATAACGCTGCCCTTCTATATGTCGCAGTTCTTCAGTAGACACATTAGGTCCATTAACCATTTCAATGGTAACGGAACGCAAGTAACGCAGAACTTCTTTGCCTGTTGGCCCTTCGAATATTTGAGCGATGTTGTAGCTTACCTGTCGATCAAGATCAGCAGATCGTTGTATTCCGTCTATTCCGATATTAACCTTCTGGTTCGCCAATCATCTGTCCTTGCTGTTGCTGCGCCATTTGCTGCGCTAATGCAGCTATTTGTCTACGCTGTTCTTCATCACGAATCAAGCTCTCTGGCACACCAAACTTTTTAGCAAGGTGAATTGCTGTTTGCTCACCATCTACTAATAGCTGCAACATCTCAGGTCCAAACGCTCCACCGACCAGTTCAAGAAAGCGAGCAACGCTAGAAATGTCTTGATTAGATTGTGCTTGAGCTAGTGGTGAAACAGAACGAACTTTAACCTCACGTCCATTAACGCTCGGAACTTCAATTCTTCCTTGTTTCTTTAGGATGTAAATTACCCGTTGCAGTACAGGCTGAACCAATTCAGCTTGCAGCATTCCGAATGCAGAGCCTATTCTTCTGGATAGGTCAGCCATACGCTCGGCTACTTCCGTTGCAGTCGCAGGAGTTTTATCAGGGTTTCCAAGCATATCATTATACAAGGCTCGCTTAATATTAAGACGCATATCACTAAGAACAAGTTGCGCTACATCAAAGCGTCCTGCCGCTTGAATTGGCTGAAGCCCCTGACTGCCCATAGCTTTTGGTATGATAGAACCCGGGACTAATTGGATGGTATCAGGGTTAATCACACCGTCATCTTCCATCTGGTAAATGCCAGAGATAGCCATCTGAGCGTTCTCAAGGATTAATTCAATGGTAAGATTGGTGGTCTTAACTGCGGATAGCGCATTAATTAACGGACCACGACCATAGATTTCCCCAGCGCATTTAGCCCAGCGAAAGCAAACAAAAGGATTTGACCCTATTCCAGACATGTCTTTTGAATATAGCAGTGTGTTAGTAGTCATGCAGATTGCATAGTGCAGATAAGATTCTTGATTCTTCTTTGAATAATCCCTGCAGACAATCTCAAGTATCGTTGTCTCTCTGCCCTTGCCCATCATATTCATAACTTTTGGATCAAAGGTAGCGTTAGGATAGATAACAGAAAGATGATCGAATAGAATCTTCTTTCTCTCTCTGTAAACGTGATCGATCTTACCGTCAGGGCCATTGCTTAAAACAACGTGCGGCAATGGTATTGCTGTAAAGTTTACAGGGTTAATTGCATCGCCCTCTTCAACGCAAAGAATCCCAGTGCCTACAGCCAAATCCATAAATGACTCATGAACTTCCTGACTGAAGTTAGAGTTCTGAAGAACCTCGAATACATATTCAGTAACTTCATCTAGCTCATTATCAATGGCTTCTCGTTCAGCAGCAGGTACTTCGCTGCCGGAAATAAGGTCAGCCCAACGAGCAAAGTTAGGAACTAAGCCAGCCTGTAGTCTGCTTGCAAACTCTTGAACGCCAACTACAGCAGTCTCATCAAATATCTTTTCGTCTCGGCGCTGTCCTGCCTCTTCGTAATAAAAAGATTCACGTTGAGGCAAGGCATACTCATAGCATTCCTCAAACAAGGGAACCCAGTTTTCACGATAGGCTTTAGCCTTCTGATAGCTCTGGATATATTGCTTTGCAATTGCATCCATTAGCCAAACCTGCCCATAAATCCTGTGCCAGAAGCTCTAAACAAAGACCTGCGACCTGCACCACGACCACCGCGCTTGCCCAAAACATCAGAAATATCTTCTTTCTTTTGCATTGCGCGTCTATCGATCTCTTGTCTTTGAGCCATTTCAGCAGCTTCCCTTGCCTCTTCTGACTGTTCGATTTCTTCTTTGCTTGGTCCTGCCACCTTTGGCTTTGGAAGACACATGGAAACTCTCCTTTGTTTCCCTTTCGTAAACACAAAAGGAATTAAATCTCAATGCACAAACTACATTCTTGCCCAAAGACTTGGCTTGTTTTTCTTTTTCGGACCCCGATTAAAGACATCAAAGCCACGTTTTGCTATTACTGCCTTTGCAGGTTTCTGAGATGCCATCAATGCTCTGCCCTCCCCAGCGCCTAGAAACAAATACTGAGCGGCATCATGAACGTGAGAAAACATATTCTTATCTGGTTTGTCTGCGTATCTTTCACCGCTTACCTCCATGCGCTTGTACGCATAGCCTCCCTCAAATCCTTTAATAAGAGTAGGGCAGCGACGATCTATTAATAGCACTGGCTTACCTTCAACCATTTTGGTGAGTTGGGAGGAAACAGCCTCAAGCCGAAGGTCAACAGAGTTGGAGTGCGTGGGGAAAGCCCTCAAGCCAGCGCCGCGCAGAATGTGGAACGGAGTCGATTCATCAGTCTGCGCTCTAAAGTCACCAGCGGGATCACCGTAGATAATGACATCACTGGCTGCGGCAAAGCGAGTTGACAGTTCATTCCTAAGAACCTCTGCAAACCTCACAATGCCCATATCAATTGCAACAACTTCGGACTGTAAGAACCATCTACCCCTTACTTTCTGTCCGAATACAGCAGCGGGAGTAAGTCCAAAGTCCACACCAACATATACAGGATGGCCTGCAGCAACAGGTATTTCCTCTAAAGCAATGTGAACCTCTGGTGCAAACATAGGATAGACAGGCTTGCCATCTTGAATATGGCCCAGTCTGTTCATTACATACACATCAATCCAGCTTTTGGTCTTACCTTGAATAAGATTGGGATAATAAGACTTCATCATGTTCTTTGTGTTCTCAGCCTTTTCATTAGGCTTGTAGTTCTCTATTTCCCCAGCGTCATTCTTATCTTCAACCATACCAGAGGGTTGCGTAAAGAAACGCCAGTTGTCTGGTTTAACCAGCATTTTAGCTTGCTCACGCGGTATATGATCTGGCACTGGAACTTCACCAGACATAATCGGCCACCAGTGATCTTCTTCGGGAGCATTTGTGTCAGCAATGACACCAGTCCAAGAAGGACCGCCATCGCGCATAGAAGGAAAACGACCCACGCGCATAGTACAGGCGTCAATAATACTCTTTGCAATTTCTCTAGCTTCATTAATCCATATGCCTGTTAGTTCTAAAGACAGAAGTTTTTTAACATCTTCTGGCCTATCAAGAGCTAAGAATAAAACCTCAAGGTCTATGTCACCCTTTTGTATTCTATGAGTATATGGAACAGACCAAGTGAATCTGCCCCAGTCACTTTCGGGAAACCAATCAAGCCAAGTCTTAATAGTGGTTGTTCTAAGCTGTGGATTGGTATTACGAATGATAGCCCAGCGGCTTTTGCGAATACCATCTGGACCTTTTTCCTGCTGAATGGCGCGGCGAAATACTTCAACGCAGCAGCCAACAGACTTGCCAGAACCTACTGGGCCTCTTACGCCACGAAAGAAAGTATCATCTTTCATAAACGCCTTGAGTACATCTCCGTCTGGTTTGTACTTAAAATTAACCACAATACTGTCTGCCGAACCTCAACATTCTATCTACAGTCTCAGGAGCCATAGTATCAATCATCTTATCGCACTCCACATCAGTGGCAAAGTCAGCAGGTACATAAGTTAAATGCACCTTGCGCACTATTTGTCTAAGTACATCTAGCTCTGCTAGGGAAAGGGTAGAAATAAAACTCACGTCCTATACTTCCTTACTTTATCAGCAATAGTTTTCGGTTGAGCCACAAATTGCTTACCCTTAGCCTTGCCCTTTCGTTTAGCTGCGGTTGTAGCTGCATATTCAGAACTACTAAGAGCAGCAATAGCTTTGCTAGGTAAGTACCGCTCGCCAGTCTCACTAGACTTTTTGCCAGACTTGGTGCGCCACTTTTGCTTGCCCCAGTTAAGTAATGACTTCTGCGGCTTCTTCATTTGTAACCGCCACCAGCAGCCTTATAACGCTTTGCTAATAGTTGAGCCTTTCTTGCTGACCACTTGCCAGCAGCAGTACCCTGCACATTAGCCGCCTTTATTCTGTTGAACAAAGACTTTCGCATTGTTGGCTTTGTATAATTACCAGCAGCATTAACCGCCATTTTGTTCCTCGCTTATGTTTCTTTGACTGCGAAACTTTTCACTAACAGTGCTTTCCATCTTCTTAACTTTCTTCAAAAGATTCTCGCGCTTTACACTTGTAACCATCTGCCCATCAGAAGTGCCAAGAAACTCCTTAACCTTTCGTCGTAACTTAGTCACCATAGAATAATCTTTGGGCATACTTTCTAATTGCTTAGAGAGCAACGAATAACGCGCATTCATTCTATTGCGAGGCGACTGACCTTTAGGCATTCTTTTTCTTCTTTAACGCCATAATCCGTTTCTTCAAACTGTCAGGCAAAGTATTTTGCGCCTTACTCAATAAAGACTTTTTAGGGCGACCAACCTTAGTTCCGTAAGTTCCTTTACCACTAGGCATTTATTTCTCCTTTCGCATTAAGATTTCTTCTTTTTCTTCGCAACTTTCTTTACTGGCTTGGGCGCTGGTACTGGATCAGGGCCACGAACAAGACGCCTAGCTGTCGGCAATCTAGTTGCTCCAGTGTAAGTATGATCCCCTAAAGTATGGGTAGCACCTTCATAAAGCTCGTTGTCACCATTCGTATACCAAGCCATTAATATTCTCCTAGCGTAGATTGAATTAAAGATCGGGGCTTCTTACCCTTTCTTTTATAAGGCGTGTCTAGCAAAGGAGCCTCGCCGCGATTAATCTTCTGAGTACCCAACGAGGGAAGAGGATCAGCTTTCTTCTTCTCAACAGCAGCAGGCGCAGCCTTGCTCTTACCGCCAAACATATTTGTTCTTAAACCTTTAGGCAAAAGCTTGTTCTGGGTGCTCTCTAGCTTCTTCATGCACATGGCTAACTCTTCCTATTCTTCCTAGCAAACGCTCTGGCAGATTCCTTACTACCAAATCCCCATTTCTTTAATGCTAACTTCAATCTAGTGGGACGCCCCTTGCTGTCTTCAAGAGGGCCAGCCATGCCACCAAATCTAGCAGCAAAAGAAACTCGACGACCATGAGTGCCGCTACCTTGAGGAGCCTTTAAATTAGAACCCTCCTTGCGCCTAAAGTAAGCACGACCCGCAGCATTCAATCCGCCCTCTGGATTCTGATACTTCTTAGCAACCATGATTAACGACCAGTGTCATTTTCTCTAAGTGTACAGGTAGCAGTCCCACTCGTATAAGCCCCACTCGCAATGCCAACACGATACTGTGCGCCAACAGGCTCATAACCAGCAGTCTCAATTGGAGCAGTAAACGTATCTACAGAAGCCCAAGAACCCCCACCATCAAAGCTGCGCTGAACACTAACAGTTCCCACAAACGTCCCTGAAATGCTAAGAGAAAAGTCACCGCGCAATGACAACGCTTCGCTGAACTGGTTCTCAGCACCAGCCGCCTTCGTTACTACATCCATATCAATCTCCTTTTATAGAACCCTATACCAAGAAAAATAATTATGACAATGCACAAACCTTTTGGAATAATCGTGGGAGTGAGGGACTATTACCATGTAACTAGCCGCTAGTTTTCCCCCCTACCCCCTAGCTGGGCTATGACCAGATGCAATTAACCTAGGTCAATAGTCACTCTTATGTCACCAGCCACCTGTACCTGTGATCTATCTATCGGTTTATAGCCGGCTCTATCCAGTAAATCCTTGCTTGCTTCAAGCTGAACGTACTCAGATTTAGCACCAACAGCCAATCTTCTTACAGTTCCAGCAGCTAGGGTAGCACTAATCCCAAATTCCTCATTCATCCTTTGCATCAAATATTGCTGCACATGGGGTAACTTCATCGTCTTGGTTGCAGTCACTCTTCCAGACTCGCCATCAGCATATCCAGCCAACGGTGCAGCGACTTTCAAGGTACATCCATTTGCTACGATGGTGTCTACTAACGCTGTCTGTTTTGGTGTAAGCTTTCTAAGTTTTACATCATTCATTAGTTACTCCTTACGGCCCCCCCTTCCCTCTTCCCCCCCATACAAACACCATCTTGGGATTGTCTGTCAATGGGTTGAACACACATACTATACGCATTGGTTCCAAACCTATACCTAATGGTGTTCTCAAATGGCTTGACAGAAATACATACTAAACTGCCGTGTCAATCACGCTCGTATTGATGGCCGCAAGTCCGTCATTCTCCTAATAGTTATGTAGGCTCTGACCATCCCCGCACTCGTTTGTTCATTGCATGGCCGTCAAAACATTCGCAAGTATCAATTTCCCCTGCCCCTTCGGGTCATTCCTCGCGAGACAAATTGGTACTGGCGAACGTCAAGCACCCAGCAAGCTGGGCGTTTGCCTTCCTTGCATGAAGTCCTCGTTGCGGGGATGGCCCTCGCACAGAACAGGAGAACTAGGAAATGACTAAGAAGCTATCAACACTCGCGCAATTGAAACTAAATGTAATCAACTATCACAATCATGACATGAGCAACCCTGACAACAAGACTGGTGGTCTTGTGGTTAACGATAAGTTTCTCATCAGTCTTGCAAGAGACGCCTGTTACACTTCACACAACAGCCTTAACTTCAAACGCAAGCAGATCGCAGACTCACTTGCAGAGTATGACATTGCAGCTAAAGAAGAAAACGTCTACGCAATGGAACGCACTGAGCGCTGGATTGAACGCCTTACGCCTGAGCTTGACGAACTGGTTGATCGTCATAACGCAGACAAAGAAGTCTACGGAGTATTCTCTGGCGGGGAAACATGGCTCCCTAACAGAAAGCCAGCGCCAACCAAGGCCAAGCCAAATAACTTCAGCAACCTGAGAAAGAGGGTGGCGTAAGCCCCCTCACTACTGGGAGTCAGCAATGGCTCCCTTAATTAACTATTGTAACAGCTGCACACTTGCAGTAAGCTAACCTATGTAACCAAAGGAGAAGTACGCAATGCTACACTTTATCGACAGGGAACAAACGCCCGTTGTTCTTACTCTGCCACTCAAGCAAGTAGTGGAGCTTTCGAAATGTCTTAAGCATTTTGATGAACAGATCGATTCAATTGAAGGAATTGAGTTCAACAAGTTTACAATCGCGCTTCTGCAAATGGAGATCGACCCTATTGTAGATCAATGCAACAAGCTAATGAAAAGAGAAGACCAATGTTAGATACAATTAGTTACATGGAAGTAGTCAATGACTACAACTTTGAGGTCGAAGAGCAGCCAGTGTATGACCAGCTTGGCAATGTCATCGAAGGACACAAAGCAGTTGTTCGATTAGACACCAATGAAAACCTTGGGCTTCACGGCTCAAGGTACAAGATCGTTAATCACCAAGATGTAGTTGACTCTGTTATCGACGGAGTGAAGTCAGCTGATCTATCTAGAGATTATGAAGTCTCAGTAGATGTTATGGAGAATGGTCGTAAGCTACGAGGAGAGATACTATTCAATGACCTAGTTGTTGAGCCAGCAGTCGGAGATTATGTTAAGTTCCGAGTATCATTCTTTAATAGCTACGATGCTAGTTGGTCTTTTTCTCAGCAAGCCAATGGTCTTAGACTGTGGTGTCTTAATGGCTGCACAACAGCAGACGCAGTAGCTCGCAGTAAGTATAAGCACACCGCATCAATTAATGTAGAAGGATCAGCAGCCAAGGTAGTCAGTGGTCTTGATCACTTTATGAATCGCAAAGAAGAGTGGCAAAGGTACATGGCTACAAGCCTTGATCACCCACAAGTCGAAGACTTCTTTAAGAAGACTGTCTGCAAATCATTCACACGTCAGCAGTCAGTCACCAAGACCAATGAAAAGCAACTCGAAAACTTGCTAGGCATTTACGACAATGAACGTGCCAACTTGGGCAATAACAAGTGGGCATTATATAACTGTCTTACATACTGGTCTAGTCACACAAGTGAACTACGCTCCCCTCATAAGGCGCAGTACAATCGTGAAGTGTTAGTAAGCAACGCAATGAAATCAAAACAATGGTTGGAGATGACATGAGAATGAGTAAACAACACTATGAATTTATTGCAGATACAATCGGGCCAATGGTGAGTTGGCCCACCCATCTGCATTCAATAGCTGATGAGCTAGAGAAAACTAATCCTCGTTTTAATCGTGAGAAGTTTTTACAACGTGCAACCAAAGCTTGGGAAGATAACAATGAACAGCCAGACATCGATGACTCCATCCCTTACTCATGAGGTGTGGGTAGACTGTCCTGAATGCCAAGGCATAGGCACCGTAGAAAGAGAGCGCTATGTGTACGCAAGCTTTGATGTAGATATAGGGCATATCGTAGA